TTGATTCCTTTTGATGCACCCTGTTCAACTAGATCATAACTAATAACTTTATTTTTATCATTGTAAGATAGTGCAAGAGCAGAACCTCCTGTCCTTGTACCAACATCTAAGATGATAGAATCATTGAACTTTGTAGATAACCAAGAATACAATCGGTATTCACTCTGACCAGCACTGAGCCAGTCATTTGGGTTGAGTGATTGTTCTGCAAGATGTGAAACATCTAGAGAACGGATTGCATCCTTATCAAGTTTGATATTTTTCTTAGTTACTTTTCGCATGTTCTAGTTCCTTTGATGTAATGTCAACTACGCCATGTTGGCGAGATTTAATTTGTTCAGAGATCCAAGCATAAGTCTTGGCGATACCTTCTTCAAGAGTTTGTGAGTAATCCCATCCAAGTTTTTCTCTTACAAGATCGTTGTTTGAGTTACGTCCACGAACACCTAGAGGTGCATCAAGTTTGTGTGCCTTTCTAACAACCTTTCCTGATACTCTTGCTGCAGTTTCTACCAACTGATTGATAGTGACCATTTCTTCTGATCCTATGTTCACAGGACCTTGGAAATCAGAGTGCATCAATCTGTAGGTTGCTTCAATACATTCGTCGATGTAGAGGAAGGATCTAGTCTGCAACCCATCACCCCACACTTCAATCGTTCCTCCCACATCTGGGAGTGACGCGACCTTACGGCAGATAGCTGCTGGAGCTTTTTCTTTTCCTCCGTCCCAAGTTCCTTCGGGGCCGAATATATTATGGTAGCGAGCAACACAAACAGGTATATTATAGTTACGGTTATAAGCGAGATATAATCTTTCCGAGAAGAGTTTTTCCCATCCATATTCGGAGTCAGGGTTAGCAGGGTAAGCGGATTCTTCACGGCAGTCTGGGTTGTCGGGATCGAGTTGATTATGTTCTGGGTACATACACGCAGAACTAGAATAGAATATCTTTGTTTTGTTTACACCCAACAATCTATTCAATGCAACTTGCTCATTCAATACATTTAGATTGATTGTTGCAGAGTTGTGCATGATATCAGCAGAGTGTTCATCTGTAAAGATGTAACCAGCACCACCCATATCTGCAGCGAACTGATATATCTCGTCAAATGTATCTCCATTTACATCTAATGCTCTTGCTACTAGGCCTACATCTCTAAGATCATCTTGAATGAACTCATCTGCAGCACTCATAGTGAAATCGGGGTACTTTAAATCTACGCCACGAACCCAATACCCTTCTGTTCGTAATCGTTTTACCATGTGACTTCCTATGAAGCCGCCTGCACCCAATACTAGTGCTGTCTTCTTATCCATACAAGTTTGAAATAAACTTCATCTTATTTATTGTATCAGACTTTAGCGGTTTGTGCAATAATGTTTACAGTTGGAAACCAACCAAGTTCCATCATAGGTGCCACATCTGCACATAACTCATCAGGTTCGTTAGGAGTGTCCTCCTTGATGGGAAGATGACTCATACCCAAAGACTCAGCGAGATCCAATACAGATGTCATCTGTCCTGTTCCAATATCAATAGTTCCTGTGTATGTGCTAGTAATCAAATAATGAATTGCTCTTACAACATCCAATACATGAATCCAATCTCTCTTATGTCTCGTCAAATATTTTGCAGTTTTTTGTTTCAACATTTCATATAACATATCATCTCTACTCCCTTCTTCTGCCCACACATTAAAGAATCTCATACCCACACTGTTAGGTGGTGCCATGAGTTCATTTGCTTTCTTTGTAATAGCATAAGGATTCTGCCACCACTCGTGTGCTCCAGCAGAACTTGCATATAATAATCTAACGTTATTCTGTCTACAATAATCAAAGATAGGTTTTGATTTTTCTACATTATTATCCCAAAATTTCTGAGGGTTATCCACACTATCTCTCAGTGCAGCATAGGCTGCAAGGTGAATGATACAATCCCAATGTTCTGCGAACATACCAGAGGGACCTACAAAGTCTCCAATGTCATCTGGTCTATCTAATCCTTGAACACCGTATCCAAAAACTTCTCTCAGAGAGGAGAACAGTTCCTTGCCAATAAATCCTTTGTGTCCAGTTACTAAAATTCTAGTCATTTTCTTTTCTTCCTGTGGCGTGCAATCCAGTTCCTTGCTGTGTCATCATTAATAGCTGTGTGTAGGATCTCTCCTTCATATACTATCACTCTTTTGGATTTACCGCATGGTACAGCAGCGTATCCATCTTTAGTAAAGAAACCCATCTTAGTATCCTTATAATAATTATAAGTTGATCTGAGTTCTTTCTCTTCTGGAGTCATCATGTTTTAACTTCAAATGTGAGATGATTATTACAATCCCCAAAAAACTTGCCGTCTAGATTGTAATTGAATGAGATACTATATCTTTCCTCACTAGAAAATGAAGGAGTTACATAGTGATCTAGGTGTGCAGGGAAAAGAAATAGACCACACTCTTCTGGTTCAAATTTTTTCTCAAAACTATTGAGATCATCATACCCAGTCACGGATGGTTCCCAATGACTTGTAATCCATGTGGCATTTCTAGTAGAAAAAACAATGTCACCGCTGTTCTCAGGAACCTGTAGATAAAACACTCCAGCAAACTGAGTATTATTATGACGATGTTCTTTAATATAATTTCCCTTCCTTTGTAGATTACCCCAAGAATTAATTCTTTTCAACCCATGTTTGTTCAAATCAAGTTGTAGGGACTTAGCGAACTTATGAACTTCATTCTCAATATTATTTTCTAACAATTTCAACTCTGGATATGAAAGTAAATCCTCTTGTAGTTTTGTTGTCTCTCCGTTAGGTCTGTTGACTATATCCATATCTGGTCTCCATTCACATGCCTTTAAAAAATCTAACATGTGTTTCAGTTCAGATGGTCTAAACTCTATGACAGTTTGATAAACTGGTGTTGGAAATAGAATATGAATATCAGACATCAGCTTGCATTTAAACTTTCATTGTATTGATTATCAAGAACCCCTGCTGAGTTTACTTGTTGCAATCCAATGTTTCCTTGCCACCAACCAGTAGCAATATACTTATCACTCATGGGAGGATTGCCTCTGTGCAAGTGAGTATATCCACCAGGCCAAATAAGAATAGTTCCTTTCTTTGGTTTTATTTTTCTCTTTTGATATAAAAATTCTGTCTCTCCACCCTCTTCCACATCATTCAAATATACCATCCATGCCATAGTTCTGTTACCTAGATTCCAATTTACATTTTCTGCATGGAACAAATGATATCCGTTAGTAGGTTCTGTCTTTTGAAGTAGACACAAAGAACTTACATAACTGAAATTGCCTAGGTAAGTATATTCATTGATGTAATGAAACAAACAATTAGTAACATATTTCATCAAATTGGAACACTCACTAGGAGAAAATCCATCCAGACATATTTGTTTATCTTTTACATGACTAAAATTTCTTTTGAAATCTACAAACTCCGCCTTGTCCATGTAGTCTACAAGGAAATCACAGAAGCGTGGGTCTATTGCGTTTTCAAATATTCCAATAAACTCATGGAATTCATATTTAATTTCGGTGTCCATTATGTTACCAAAGATTTAGTGGGCAATGTGCTGCACTAAACTTGACCTTATTTACCAAAAAACAACCACACTCTTTACACAAGTGTCGGTCTGGATCAAATCTATTACAGTCTCTACATATATCTATTCGTGCTTTTTTAACCTCATCAGGAACAAGTAAGGTTCCGTCAAAGACGAAACCTTTAACAATATCATAGGCAGTTTTTGATAAGTTAGCCGCCTTCTCTGGTAGAGAAGGATCAGTCATCCTTAACGTAACAAGGAACCCCAGCTGGATCTAACCACTTTGTATATTCAAAGTCATCAATGGCAAGTTTGAATTGCATGTAATTATCACATAGATACATGTCTTTGTATCTACCTGTGAACTGATTGTACTTTTGAATACGGTAATCGGGATTACCATTATCCAAGAGTTCTTCCATTTGAACGTACCTGTATGGTTCGTTGTGGCATACTACATCAATCATTTAGAAACTCCTAGATCTTCCGCAATCAGACTCATTAACAATGAATACTCCTGTTCTGGATCTTCATCGCTGAACTCATAACCTTCTCCCTTATAGTACCTTAAAACTTTTTTGTAAATCTTTGGATACTTGAAGTCGAGTGCAAACTCTTGGTCTACTGCTCCCTCCAAAGCATCAAGATTTTTCTTGAACTTAGAAATGAAAGTGGACATTTTCCGATTGTGTTTACGTTACTATTGTAGTCCTATATTTAGTTTTTGTCAAGCACCGTCATCATGATTCCACATGTGCTCTATATCTTTAGCCTGTCCCGAATCAATAACTGGTTTTAGAATATCCTTATGAGGAACAAGTGCTACCTGTCCATCAGGAGTATCTATTAAAAAGGTCTCTCCAGCTGACGCTCGATCGACCAATTCTTCAAAGTTTTCTTCAAGATATCGAAGTGAAATAACTTGCATTACATTATTTGTGTTTTGGGTAGATGATCTGTTGATCCTGGCATATGTTGTAGAGATTCTGATGCAGCATTTACCTCATTAATATGATCCATCTGATCTCTGTTTTTTAGAAACTCTAACATCTGACTTGCATGAGTGAGTTCAAATGGATCATTAGGTAAGTTGTCTCTGGTTGAAGCACCGTCTGGTGTCTCTTCCTCAAGATAAACCATCTGTATATTGTTCTCCACTAACATGACCCAACGCCATGCTCTCATTCCCATACCTTTATTGTACATCTTAACAGAACATTGAGTTGCAGCCATTCCACCTTGTTTTGCAAGTCTTAAAATGTATGCTCCGTTTCCATCTGGAAGATACTTAAGTTTTTTGATCTTCATTTCTTTGAACCACTTGTCCATCACAAATGAATCGTTCATAGAAACGACATAGATGTCATCAACAACAGTTTCTTTGATGAAAGTGTCATAAAGTTTCTCGTACTCCTTGACCATCTCTGTACATGGAGGTGTGAAAGCACCGCACACAGAGACAAGAAGAATATCTTTACCCTTGAACAATGAGTGTACTGATTTCTTCACCAATTTTTTTGATTTGTTATTCCAAAAGAACAACTCTGCATCAGGCAATAAATTCATTTTTCTAATTTACTTTCATGTATAGTATGTATAAGGTTACTCGGAGAGTTCTCTGAGTGCCTCAAGTTTAATAAATTGTTCGTTGAGATTATAGTGTAACTTATAATTTACAGTTGTCAAGTAAAACCCAACAATTTCTGATCCGTCACAACTGTATCCATAGCCCGTAAGCTTTTCATTTACGCCATCAATTTTCAATGACTTACCTTTTTCAAGATAACTATGGTACTTTTCGTCTAGACTGATCATCGTTCCTCGTAGATTAATTTTTTAACGCCTCTTCTTCGGCGTTCCTCTTGGTATTTTAGATCATCAAATGTCAGAATACCATCATATTTAACAGTTTTGTCATATTCTGTAAGGATTACCTGACTAATATCGTTAGCCCCAACAGTTTCATCAACAATCGTCATTTGATTTTCACACCTACAGACTTGAACTTTAGTTGTTGCTCTCAATTCTGTGTTACATAGTTTACATCTCGCTTTCATCATCTTTGTTTACCTTCAAAACTAACTCAAACTCTTTTAATATATCAGCTTCTGGATCTTGATCTCTAATATTACAATATTCTAACCACCTAAGAGCAGTCTTCTCTGGATCTTTCAACCCCCTTCCACATAAAATAGTGTAAGGTCTATCATCTAAGCTGTTAAATTTTGCTACCAAGTATTCTGAATAATTTCCAATCAAGTGACAGAGATCATCTCTATCAACATCAACTTTGTATCTTTGAAATTCATTACCATAAACAGAGTGAAACAACCCTGCCTTCACCTCATCCTCTGGTCTACCATAAGAGTACAACATACCAGCTACTCTCATACAATGTGATAAGAGATCGCCTTCCAAATGAGGTATGTTATCTACCCCAAGTTTGACCATGTAGTTTATATATTCATCCATCATCCTGACATATTAATAGTTAATGACAATCTAGGTTCTGGGTTAGCTATGACAGAGTGCATAGTTCCCTCTGGTATGATAAGAATATCTGATGGATCTGCTTCTTTAGTCTGTCCATTGATACTCCATGTACAAGTGCCATAGATTGGTTTTACTATGACATGATAGTCATGATTGTGTGGATCAAAACTTGGTCTATTAAAAACAGTTCCAGCACTCAAATATAGATTAGCATTGGTTTCTGATCCCTTGTATTCAAATAATTTTTGATCAAGAGATCTAAGATCTGATGTAAGATCCATGACGTTACTCAAGAGACTAGTGAATCCCAAATCAAACAACCTCTTCCATCTATCGTAGATAATATAACCTCTAGAATCAAAGAATCCATTAGATTTTTTCTGGCACTGATTGATGACCTCAAGAGATGGTTCTGGCCATCTATATTTTATTTGAAGCAGATCAAGAATACCTTCTTCATCTAAATTTATTTCATGTGATTGTATAATATCTGCCGCCTCTTGAAGATAAGGCATGGGATCAGAAACAGGTGGTCTTTGCCACTGTTGATAACTATTCAATCTCTTCTCTCCATTCTTCATAGAAAGCTATCGCTTCCTCATAGGCACCCTGATCGTACAGGTCATGAATCCTGTCGATGATATAATCTTGTGTGAGTTTCTCCTCTTCATAATCTTGAGTGAATTGGAAGAGGTCGGATTGGAATGAGGGGTCAAGCATCGAAATAGTCCTTTCGGTAGTAACGTCCTAGAACATTAGAATTATAGTAGGCAGGCTCTCCATTGTCAAGAGCCTCAGTCAACACGTTATTTAGAAAGAGTTGTCTGGTCTCCTCATAATTGGTTCTTCCGAGGGTTCTATGTAGGGATATGATCTCTCTGGAAAAATTGGTCTTTCCATATTCGGATACGTCGGCTTTGAGCTCGGGGGACGATCCATAATATTTCTTCCAGTCTGACTCAGAGGTAACTCGTCTCTTGCCTCCTTTAGGCTTTCGTTTCTGTACGAAATATTTTCTACCGATGTACTTCTTGCCTGTTGTTTTATTAGTAATGAGGTAGACGTAACCGAAGAAATCGCCAATGTCGTCAGAAGTAAAAGGTTTACCCTCATATAGCCA